GTAACGTTCAGAATGCGAGCAGTCGAGTCGCTCCTGTTTCCATATTATTTTGTGGTGAGAGTGCAATAGGTAAAAGTGCTTGTCAAATAGCTTTTGCCAAGTGTGTTTGCGCTAGGCTTTTGCCTGAGGAGCGACTGGAGACATTTAAACATAACCCTGGTTCTGAAATTTATCCCAAAAATGAACAAGATAATTATTGGGAAGGCTACGATGGTCAGTTTATTTGCTGGCATGATGATATAGGTTATTTAAAAACTGTACCAGGCCAACCTTCAGCTGAGTCTGGTATGATTCCAGAGAAAAATGAAATTCCCTATAATCTTAACATGGCTTTTGATGGTAAAGGAAAGACGTGGTATAATTCCGATGTTATTATGGCGACTTCAAATTTTGTTAAATTTGCTCCAGAAAATCTCGCCTACCCTGAGGCTTTTATTAATAGGTGGGATATGTCATATGTCGTGTCTGTTAGATCCGACAGCGACTTGTGTGAAAATCCACATGAAACTAATCCCATGAGAAGACGGGTTAAGAAAGATTTTTCAAAGTCAATTTGTGAAAAGTGGGCTCATTTGGAATTTATACAATTTGATATCAGAGGTTTTCATCGAGCGCAAGAGGGTGCCGTGAATAAGCGCGGAATTGCTGATCCTGGCATCACCAATTTCTTGGGTAGAAAATTTAGCTTTGACGAAATGGTTGAAGAGTTTGTATTTCAGTATAGTAAAAGAAGGAATCGCAGTTTGATGTTGGCACAACATGGAGATAAAATCATGATGGAGCAAATTGCTAAGAGGAGACAAGGAGGTGAGCAAGATATCGTTGCTGAACCTCAATCAGAACATGCTTCATTTCCTGTCGCTGATGTTTTTCGCGATGAGGCGGGGCAGTTGGAGCAGTTAGATCAAGTTCCTCTGATTAAAGAAAGTGATGCTGTTAAGGAAGCCGAACAGACAGATCGTAGGCGCGATTGTATCCGATTTGCTAATGCTATGCATTATTATGGTTCATTTTATGATGGCGTCAATGAATATAAGAAGCATAAAATTGTTAATGCCGATTTTGTCATGCTTGATTTTTACGAAAATTTTAAGAAGGAAACGAATGTTTTCATCACAAAAAATGGCGTGAAGACTTATAATGATCTGCGTCTCATTGATCATCTTCTTGACAAACATAATATGCGCCCGGGTTTGGGGTGCCCTATGGCTTCCTTTGACCTCACTAAAGTCACGGCACCTGCATTTAAAGTGAAGGAGTTTGATAACGCGCGTTATGACATGGCATATTACAAAGGTTATTATAGTTTTTGTAATGCTAGTATTGAGGAGGCACGTATCTTGCTTGATGGTATTCCATTGAGTTTAGCTAAATACTTTCCTTCATGGCAGAATCCCGAATTCCGTGATTTTGTCTTGTCTCGTCTTGGCGTTATTACTGAAGAAACGGCCGAATTGGTTGGAGCCATCTTTGGAGCTTTGATGCGTATTATTTTATGGCGCAGTAGGAATTTATTGGTTATGTCCAAGCGGATGTTTAAGCGTTCGATGTATTCGCTATACAAGGTTTCATATGATGGAATTAGAAGCTTATTATCTGGTTCTTGGTTGAAAGAATCTTTTTTTTCTGTTTTAAAATACTCTGCGATGGCTGTTACGATGGTTGTCGGTTCTGGGTATCTTATGAAATGGATGTATAATTATACTGATATTTTGCCTATTTATAGTCCAGATGAAATTGCGGACATGGAGAGTAGTCAAAAGAAAGCTGTAGCGAGAGCCAAAACGAAGAATCAGGATGCATTTGATTTTGTTGATCATAGTCAAGCAGTCATCAACCTCAAGACAGCACGTAAAGATCGAGTTAGCAATCCACGTGTTCGTAAAATGCTCAATCAAGCTGGACCATATGTTCCAACGCATGACAAGTCTATGTTGTCTATCATGACTAGTGTCCGTAATGCGAATCTTTATCTTATTAAGAAAGATGGATTGTTGTTGGGTTCGATTTTTTTTGTCAAAGAGTATATAGCAATTATGCCTAAACATTTTCGCACTAGGTTACTTAAAGGGGTTGCTAATGGGTCTATTAGTGAAGCCAATCCTGTTTCCATTTTGCCTTGGAAAACGAAGTTTGTAGATGGCAAACCAATTGGGGGCTGCAAATTCCTTCCGAGTGAGAGAAATCTCATTCTTCCAAAATCGTCTTTGCGAAAGACCGATGTGTGTTTTCTTGACGCGAGAGATACTGGTTTGCAGCCACGTAGCTCGACGGTAAAATATTTTCGCACTGAGTCTGACATAGATGAAGAAGCTTTTGCCTATCGTGGTTGTCTTTATAAGAGTTCAGATCATAATGTTGTTGAAATAGTTAATGTTGACTTGCGCCTTTCTCGAGGCGTGTCTACGGATTCTGGGATTCTTAATCAGTATCAGTGGAATTATAAAGGTGATACTGTGGAAGGACATTGTGGTTCTTTGATAGCTATACATGATCTTAGTTCTGGCCCGGGTAAAATTGTTGGTTTTCATACCGGTGGTAGAGAAGATGGTATGGGTGCAGGAGCAATTATTTTTAGAGAACAAATAGAGCAAGAGCTTGAATTGCTCGGTATCTGTTACGAAACAGAAATAAATCTTGCTGATGGCATTTATAGTGATGAGTCGGGCGAACTCAATTATAAATATATGTGGGATGAAAAATGTATGCCCACACCGACTTTTAATAAAATTTGCAAAGCACCGTTACATGGCGTTTTGACTGAACCAACCAAATTGCCAAATCGCTTGGCTCCTTATGCGAATTTGGAAGGTGAGGTGCGCGATCCTATGCTACATGCCCTCAATAAAAAAGCTTCAGAATGTGTGTACATAAATAATGATCTTGTTGGTCTCTGTGTGCACGAATTCTTCCGATTTTGTACTAGAGTTAGCCCACTGGAAACTCGTGGTCCTGGACGGATATATTCAATAGAAGAGGCGGTTGCAGGTGTTGCCGGAGATCGTTATATCAATGGATTGCCGCGCCCGACGAGTGCGGGACATCCGTGGAATATGGAAGCCTTCCGTAAAGGTGGAGGGAAGTACCTTTGGTTTGGTCGCTCAGAACAGTATGATTTTGACAATTCCTTTTTTAAGAAATTTAAAGCACGATGTCTTGAAATACTACACAAAAGTAATGAGGGGTTCCGATATACCTTCATTTTTTATGTCTTTCCAAAGATGGAAACTTTACCTATGGAGAAGGTTCTTGAACAATGGAAATCACGAATGATTATGGGTGCTCCTATGGATCATTCCACTGTGTGTCGTGCGTTGAATATGGAGTGTTACAAGTATTTGATGATGAATAGAATTATCAACTGTGTGGCAGTTGGTATGGACGTTCATTCGTTAGAGTGGGATCAGCTTGGTCGTCGTCTTGAAGGTTTGTTCTTGATAGATGGAGATCATGAGGGTTTCGACATTAAAAATAAGGCGTTGTTTGTGAAGACGCTTACCACTTTTTGTAATTATTATTATCAGGACGATTATTCTCGTGCGCGCGACATTATTGACCTTGAATTAACCAATAGCAAGGTTGTTTATCATGATAAGGTGTATGAACGTGTTGATGGTTTGTCCTCAGGGGCTTCACCGACGATATTTGCCAACACCTTGGCCAATATTAATCTTATTCTGTATTGTAGCGTTTTAATACGTTTTGGAAGTAGTGATATTTCCAACAAAATGATGATTCGAGAACATTTAGTTAAATTTTTGACAGAAAACACCTTGATAGCTCAAGGTGATGATTTTGTTCTCGGCGTTAGGGACAAAGAAACTTATACTTTTAACAAGTTTCGTGATGCGATGAAGGTGGTTGGTTATACTATTACGCCAGCGACTAAAATTACTGGCAAGGCGCCCGACTTTGTTCCTTTTAAAGAAGTTACTTTCCTTAAAAGAAGTTTTCGTCTGCTTAAGGGCCGTTATATTGCTCCACTTTGTATGGAATCGATAGATAATATGGTCCAGTGGGTTAATAAAAAGAATTTTAATATGAATGACTACTTTTTGGTCATTGAGACATACCTTGGTGAGCTATCTTTACATGGTAGCAAACTTTGGTATTTTCGTTTTAAACGGATTTTAAAAGCAATTCGAGAATTGGAATTACCTTTTGTTCCGCGCTTCCATAGTCACCAAGATTACTTAGATTTTACTCTGAGTCGTAATGACTATGTTAGTGAAGACCTTGATGACCTTGAATGGGAAATACATCATTTATCATCTTTTAAAGATGACGCTGAATCGAGATTGGATTTGTTGTCTTCGATTAGCAAAAATGAAGAGACCCGTGCGATCAAGGAAATGATTGATGAAGGAGGTGGAGTCGACGATAATTTTACTCCAGAGGGAGCAGAGAGATTGGCTCTCAAAATGGAAACCCTTTGTGGTATTGTGCGTTCTTTGCCCACTACTGGAAAGGGAGATAACTTTAGCCCAAAAAAAAAAACAAGTCGGCATCTTAATCTTGCCGCGGATCCACAAATCGGTAGTGTTGGCACCGTGTTTCCAGGTGAAGAGATTGGAATAACCCCTTCCTTTAAGGACCAAATACAAATGACAAGTACAACCAGTGAATTTACAAAAGTTAGCAGCGATAATCATGAAACTCAGGGTGATATCGTCAAGAACACGACCGAGTTAATTACAAGTACCGAGGACAATTTTGCCCTTTTTAATGCTTCTCTTGAGGAGAAGCTTCGTAGGATAACACTAAAACAAAATAGTGTGATTGATTTTTTAGCGAAGAAATTGAAGTTGGTGCGTTTACATGGAGCACCGCAGATAATATTGGCGTGCGTCTGTATCAATTAGATATTGATGCTACCTTAGGAGCTAATGCCATTTGGCAAGATAAGTTGCGAGGGTTTCTCAATATGCGTGCAACTGCAGTATTGACACTCCAGATGTGTGCTACCCCTTTTATGAGTGGTATCATGCGTGTGTTGTGGAAACCGTATGTTGCTAATGATGCCGATTGGGGTGCGTTTGAACGATTGCATTCCTTGAATATAGTCCAATTGTCACAGTTACCTGGTGTTTTTCATCAAGTTTCCACAGATACAGTGGTTATGAGGGCTCCAATTATAGGCCCCCAAAATACTAAACGATTGGACGGCGCAGCAGCGGTGTGGAATTTTGGTTTTTTTGAAGCTTACGTTTTCGCGCCGTTGTTGTCCGGTGCTGCAAATACCGTTACTGTTCGCGCTTTTTTGTCCTTCGAAGATGCGGAAGTGGACACTCCATATTTCAATCAGGCAGGTAAGAATACTGAAGTAGAAGAGAAGAAAGCAAAAGGTATCGTATCTGGTACTGCAGGTGGTTTAATACCCGTAGTGCGTGGTCTTAATTCCATTCCTATGCTTTCGAGTATTTGTGGACCAGCGGAATGGTTTCTTAAAGTTATCAAGGGTGGAGCCGAGGCTGTCGGTTGGAGTAAACCTCAAGTTAGTGATACTATGATGCGAGTTACGAGTAATGTTATGTATTATGGTCCCAATTGCAATGGCGCTGATGCTTCAGTTTCACTGTCAACAGATGGCACAAATAGTGTCACCACTTTAGCTCGTTCGAGTATATATTCTCCAGCCGATGAAATGTCTATTGACTTTATTAAAAGTCAGTGGGCGTATCTTGCTAACGTACGATGGAATTTTGCACGTGCCGTTGGTGATCAATTATATATTATGGATCATAGACCCAGTGCATACACGCAATTGGGTAGTTTTCCTCTTGTTCTCGGTTCAATTACGACATATTATATGACCCCTATATGCTTTTTGGCAAACTTATTTGATAACTGGAGGGGTGATGTTGAAGTTAAGTTAGTTTTTAGCAAAACGGGTTTTCATACTGGAACAATGTCTATAACATATGTCCCTACCAGAGGTAGTGCTGCTTTGACGTATGTTAATAGTCCTTACAATTTTAGAGAGATCATAGACATACAAACTTGTGAGGAATTTTGTTTTACGTTACCATATAGTTTGCCAGACCCATATCTTCCTTTTGACACCTGCCGGTTATGTTTATTTTAATGTTGTTACACCGATGAAGAATAATACCAACGTTTCCGCTGATATTGATTTTATGATATTGGTGAGGGGCAAACCCAATATGGACTTTCAATGTCCTAAAAGGCGTGTCCCCAAGGTTGCGTATTTTGATCAAGGCGGTGATTTAACGAACGAAGGGTGTATAGATGGTGACAATATGGAGAGCGGACAAGCTTCTTTTGAGATGGCTTTTCCTGCTCTCTGTGTCGGGGAATGTATATTAAGTTTAAAACAGCTCTTACAATCATATATGTATATGATGCCCAATATTAATAATCCGACGTGGGGCACGTTCCAAACGTTGTATTTACCACCTCTTGGTATTCTTGTACAAAGATATCAGAATGTGGCAGGCGTTTATGGTCTGTCAACATCAAGCACATGGTTGACTGACAAAATCTCAACCATTGGTTCCTGTTATCTTTACATGAGGGGTTCAATGAGGTACGTGGCCACTACAACCACCACCACGCTACAGTCTGCTATTACAGATTACGTACCAGCGACAGCTGCGCCCGCACTTAGCACAACTAATGATATCATTAGTGCACAAACCAATCAAGGTTATTTCATGGAAGGTGCATTTGCTTCTAATCCAATGGAAGCTTCAAATATTGTGCGTGATCCTTATTATAATAAATATCCTGTGACATTGACACGCCCCACATATACTCAGTCACAATCTTGGAGTAGTTTATATGGTCCTAATCACTCCATAGTATATTGTAGTAATTCAAATATGAACTTAACAAATGGTTCAATTATACTACAAAGGGCAGTGGGTGACGACTTTCAGTTTAGTTTTTGGCTGGGAGTACCCACTTTAATTATTACAGCTTAAGCGATGCTGTCACAAAAACTATTAATACAGCTAAAATAGTAATGCTCGACCCAAACGAGCACCATAAAAATATAAAATTATTTAAAATATTGTTATAAAATTATAAAATTAGTTTAAACACTAAGGTTTTTCCTTAGAAGCAAAAAATAGTAAGGTATTCTCTTACGGGAGTTTACCCCTTTTATTATTAACTTGTCGCACGTGTGTTTAGTGCGTTTTTTGAAGTATTTTTTTTAAAAACTTCGCGTTTTGAAGACTTTTGTGAGTCTTGTTCTTTCGCGATTTTATTCAATGGGATTTCCTATTAGGGAATTTCGTCTCAACATTTTCTGATGTTGTTGACTTATCTAACGAGATCCCATTGGGGGGAATCTTAATTAGAATGTCATACAACTCAGATATGGCCGTTAAATTAATACGTAGAACGGTGCCTCTGAGTTCGAGGTAAGAGAATTAGTTATTTTTGATTTGAGAATTAGCTGTTTCTCACCTATTTTATC